AATTGTTTTTGTCTAAATCAATTGGCTTGCCACCATTATAAAACCATACATAAGACGAAAGTTTTGTTCCATCTTGTGTATAGGTACATTTTTTGCCTACCGAGCAGGCGCTTAATGCAAATAATAGTGCAAGAATTAAATATAATTTATTCATTTTTCTCCTTTGTTTCATCCATATATACCATAGAATGGACTTTATTCACAAAGCTTTGTTCGTACGTGAGTGCTTCTGCTTGTTCTTGTTCTTCTTTTCTTTGACAACATGTACCTGATTTTTCTTTTTCTTTGGTATGCATATTGCAAGTTTGTTTTTCGTCTATTGACATGAGAGACATTCCTCATTGTTTACTGTAGCTCCCTGCGGATTACAATTACACTTAGTGCAAGCACAAACACCATTAGCATCTGAATGTTCTCCTACATTACAGTGACAGTCACATAAACAATCTTTACACTTTGTCATTTTTAGTTTCCTCAATTCCATAGAAGTACTTATCAGTATCTTCTGTTTTCCATTTACTACTATCTTCTACATTCCATTCGGAAGTTTGTACTTTCCAATCAAAAGGAATCTCATCCTTCACCGTGAAAGATGGAATACTCCAGATTAGTCTATTGTTTGGCTGAGCCGCATAATTACCATCATCCAAGGCCATTATGTGAGCGCACTTATGCTCGGCGGGAATTTCTGAATGATCCGTATCGACTATATTACTCTCTGGGTGAGCCCAGTCAACCGTAAAAAGATAAGCGCCTGAACGCCATTTTTTATCTTTGCCTATGAATTTACCGGACTGACCGTCCAGGATGTCAAAAGAAGTAATGCTAGGATAGTAACTAAAACAATTCCATAGCTCCAACTCATCAAGTCGCAGCCGAGGAACTTCACTTGTTTTAAATCCTCTTTGTATGAATGCAGAGATCGGCAAACGGTAGAATACAGCTCCATTTTCCATAATTGCGTGAAAGAGTACAGGACGCCCTGTAATCGATGCAATCCCAAAAAGTAAGCAGTCTTCCACTTCTCCATGGTGTTCTTTAAGATCATAGAGATATTCTCTCCGGATCTGTGCATAGATCACAGGAATGTTTGCATTTAAATAAGCCATTTAACATAAATTCCTAGAGTGCAGCGATGATTAAAATAACAACTACCACACCTGCACCGATACATACTTTTCGGTGATCTTTCCAGATCTGTTTAACTGTTTCCATTTTTCCTCCTAATGTATTTCCCCCCAGTTTTTACCAGATTCATAGTCTACCTTATTTGGTATCTCCAGTTCAACTGCGGCTTCCATTATATCGACTATTTGTTTAGCTTGTATATCATTTTCTACAGAAATATCCAGTTCATCGTGTATTTGAATATGAGGAATAATTCCTTCTTTATATAAATTTAACATTGATTGTTTGGTCATATCTGCAGCTGACCCTTGGATTAATCTATTTAAAGCTTTATATGTGAAAGCTCTTTTGATCCCTGGTCCGTGTTCCTTGATCGCTGTTTCATGATCCAAAGGTTTATGGATCCCGAACCTCATGGGTTCCCACAAATGAAAACGACAACGTCTTCCCAACAACGTACGAATATGTCCGGCATCTTGTGCTCGGTTCGATGCAACATCCATAAGTTGTTTCACAAAAGGTACACGACTATGATACATTTTAAAAAGTTCGTTTGCTTTATCTTTACTCACTCCTAATTCTGCTTGAAGTTTAGCTTTACCCATTCCATAAAATAATCCCAGATTAATAGTCTTTGCTTGGATTCTAGGAATGTCCGCCATCTTCGCAACAATGCCATGGAAATCGGGTTCTGTTTCTTTATAAGCTTGGACCACATCGTTCACACCATATAGGTTTTCCATCTTGGCATAGTGGACCACGAGTCTCGGTTCTTGTTGATTGTAATCAAAGCATCCCCACTTGCATCCTTCTTCCGGAATAAAAATGCTACGAATCAAAGGTCCGAGGTCCTTGTTCCTTGCAGGAATTTGTTGAAGATTTGGGTTATGATAACTAAATCTTCCCGTCACGGTTCCTCCATTATCCGATCGAAGTTGATTGATTTCAGCATGAATTCTTCCCTTATGTGCATATTTTAAAATAGAGTCTATAAAGGTTGTGTGTGCTTTATTAATTTCTCTAGCTTTAGCTATCTTTTTTACCACTGGATTGGGGTGATTCATTAAGAAATTCTTAGTAAAACTAGGTGCCTGTGTCTTTTCCGTGCGTTCAAATACTAGCTTCAATTTTTCAAAGACTTGTGCTATACTTCTTGCCGCCCAAATTTGAACATCAACACCTGTTTCTTTCTTGACATCGACCAATAATTGATTTTCCATAGTTGCCAAGTTTTTTTTATGTTTATGGGCTGCTTCTTCATTAACTCTTACCCCTTTCATACGCATGTCTATTAAACACGGCAAGAGATCTGTTTCTAATTCAAAAATAGAATCACAATCCTCGTGATAAATTTCATATTTCATTTCTTTCCAGAGACGCAGAGTAAGCTGTGCATCTTTCTCGGCGTATTCTCCGACGTACATCGCCGGGAGTTTATACATCTCGGACTTAGGATCAACGCCCAGGGCACTTGCTGCTTCTCTTAAAGCGGTTTCATTTTTTCCTTCTTTTAAATATTCCCTGGATAAAGAATTAAGATCATATTTAAATCTGTTTTCGTTCACGATTCCCGCAGCAATCATCGTATCAATAATTCTTCCGTTGAGTTTCATGTCCGGAAGGGTCTTAATCCAACAGACATCATACATTGCATTGTGAAAAACTTTAGAGGCATCGCTCTTTAGAATCGTTCTAAACCAATCAATAACTTTCTTTCGGTCCATATTGCCTCCCCCTTCATGAGCAATAGGGTAATAACCTTTCCACCCATCCACAGCGACTGCAATGCCGGTTATCTCTCCGTTATTAGTAGCTGAACCAGAGCCGCGAGTAGTTAAGTTTATGTCCTTAGTTTCTAAATCGATCGCAATTTCTTTGGCATCTTTAAGATCAGGAAACTCGGTGGGTTCTACCCATTCGGTTTGAGCTTTATAAAGTGGGATCATAATTTATAAAAAGTATAGATTAAGGTTAATTCTTCTCCTTCTTTAATATTTTTGAGAGTAACTAAATTCCATTTACTAAACATATATGAGGGCTGTTTATCTTCATTTGTAAAGGTTAGTTTAACTTTCTCACAATTTGGATTATCACTATGATTCAAGAAACCTCCTAGGGGGGTTCGAATAAGAGTTTCTCCAAACTTTAAATGGGTCATTCCAAAGTTTGTTGCCACAGGAATAAACTGTTTGGCAAAAACTCCAATGCCATGGATATCAGAAAACCCTAAACGTAATTCTTTAGGTAACGGTTTATACATCCTTATAATCTCTCTCTATAATCATCTCACAATAATGAATTGCTTTTAGTATATCTTGCTTACCATCTTTAAATGGATGTCTACAAATATACTTGATTATATTCCCTTCTGCAAATAACATTTTGTTTTCATGAACAAAAGTACTGGGCTGAATCTTCATTTTTTTATAATGGGATCCTCCAATTTGTTTTTCGTAAATACTCATATCTGATAAAAATTATTCTCCTTTGGTGAAAGAATATATAAAGTATGTTGGGTTCGAGTAATTCCTGTATAAAATTGTCTGTGAACTGGATCAGGATTACGTTCATAAGATTTAGAAGCATTCCACGATAGATCAGGCATCAAGGTTACTTTTCTTGACTCTCCCCCTTTGGCTCCATGAATAGTGGATAAAGTAATTCTAGGAGGTTTACTTAAATCTTCTCCATTTCTTCGCATCGATTCAATGTAGTTAACTGTCCTGTGATCACACTCAAGAGCTTGAGACCAGGGCCTATTTTCAAGAAGACCATGCTGTTGTTTACATTCTTCCATTGTATAACTTTTATTAGGCATCATTGTTTTGCAGGTTTTAAACCCTCTTCGTAATTGTTTTTTCTTGACGCCGAGATAACTATAAATTCTTTTAACCGATTCGAAGGGAAGTTTGTCACCTTTTCTCCATTGTTCCCATTCTAACAATGCCGTTAAAAAATTTTCGGAAACACGTTTACTTCCTTTTGTTTGGTAAGGATATCCCCATGATTCTAAATAATCTTTAACTCGATCCAGCATATAATTAGCACTGGCTAGTACTAACATTTTTCCTTCTCTAAAATCTACTGACCGTAAACTATGAACCCAGTGGACTTCTCCTTCTTCATCTCTAGGTTTCCATATTTTAGGTTGTCTTTTAGAAAGACGATTTACTACTAGATCTGCAAGTTCATGCACTTTGGAGGGGACTCTATAAGATTGAGTAAGTACGGTTCGTTTCCCTTCTAAATCTAAGAAGTGATTTACATCTGCACCTTGAAAAGTATAAATAGCTTGATCATCATCTCCTGCTATATAAGATTTATTTGAATTTTTTTCCAACAGATGCACCATTTGCCATTGAAGCCAATTTAAATCTTGAGCCTCATCAACAAATAGTACATCTAGCTGCGGAGCAAGTTGCTTTTGAACAACTATTTCGATGAAATCAGTAAAATCATATTTATGATTATTCTTTTTAAATATAGGTAAGGCTTTCTCAATTCGTTGTAGCTTTAACCAATTGATTTTTCCTCCATGTTCATTATGATCATACTGTTCTTCAATACTAATTCCTCGATATCGCGCGAGATTAATTTGATTTAAATATTCATTTTTAGATATAACCATCCCAGTTTCATCCACCGTGGTTTCTGTATTAAAATTAATTACTCCAATCCACTCAGCAAATTCTTGATAGTCCGCGGTTTTCATTAGTTGAGTCGTAGGATCAATACCTAGTAATCTTACCGCCATTGAATGAAGAGTACGAAAGTAAGGAAGATCTTTTTCATTTAAATCAAATCCCTCAATCTGTTGCGCTCTCGCAATAGCTTCAACATTAGCACGTTTACTAAAAGATACGTAGCCAATACGGTCCGCTTTAATTCCTTCCTTTAAAGCGTCTGTAAATTTTTGTAGTAGTGTTTGTGTCTTCCCTGTACCTGGAGGGCCAAATATAATTTCTCTATTCATTAGAAACTTCCTTTCTTAATTGTTGGTAATGGGTCATCAGTATTTTTAGGACGTTCAAAAGCTTTGACCACCATCACTCTCACATTCATCTCATATATTCGAAGTCTTCTTTCTTCTACTCCAAAATATTCTTTAAGACGATGAGCTGTTTTGTTATGCTCAAGTGCTTTCCATTTAGCTCGTTCTAAAAATTTCCAAAAATCTTTATATCTAAAATATGTTTCTCCTTCTTCTGTATAGGGCACACCCCTATTTAAATCTTCTTTAACTCTTCCTTTAGCTCGGTTAGTACAAAAATCTTCTAGGTAACCTCTTAACTGTTCTTTGATGGATAAACTTTCAGGAGCTTCTATTTCTTCTAGATTTTTATAAAGTTGTTTTAATAATTTTGTCCAAATAATTTTAGAAACTCCTGGAACAATTAAATTAATTTGATCCATGCATGCCTTTTGAAATTTATCCTGTTTTTGTAATTCTTCTGTGTCTAATTCGATTGGTTTACCATTTACATTTAAAAACCATATTGGAGGAAAACATGTTAATTTTCTTAAACTATTTAAATCAGGCATTGAAGACCCCTCTCCAATTCCAAATTCTCTAGTTTGACAAGTCATAGAGTCACAATGAGCGCAGATTGGTTGGTCTTTACATGTATAATTATAATCTTTCTTTCCTAGAGATTTAATGATCGTTATAACTTCTTGAGGATTGAGAGGGGGATTCATATATTTTGAATTATAAATTCCCAATTGATCCTGCCAATTATCCGGATGAGCTTTTTTAAGATAAACCCCTAAATTATATAAACCATTATTCCTAGATCCCTCCGGAAATCCTTCATTACACAGAATATCTAAACAGGGAGGTCCCTTTTTAATTGGAGAATCTTCAGTTTTAATATGAATGGAATTAAAATTGTGTCTAGCAACTCCATATTTTTCATACATTAAAAAGAAGTCTTCTAAGGTAGCTGCTTCACCATTATCTTTAATAGCATAACGTGTAGTTTGATTCCCATGGTGATAAGGAAGATTTAAAAAATTTCCTGTATCACCCCGATCAACCAGGATTTTAGTTTGTTTTGGAAAAATTTCACATTCCGAATAACCGAGGGCTGCAGCTAATTCTTTTAGTTTCGCCTGCATAGCTTCTGCTTCTATAAATTCTTTGGTAAATAAAAATACATGTGCTCCTCCGCTCTTGGATCTACATAAAATAAAGGGAAGATTCTTTTTTCGAATTCTAGTTATAAAAGTTTTATGATCGAAATTATATTGATCAATATCAATACATCCCCATTTACATTGACTGTCTGCATTAATAGGAATTATTCCTAATGCAGGATCTTTACCTTCTAAATGATCTTGCCATAACTTATCTGTTACTAAATCTTTTTTAATAAAAGCTTTGCCTTTGACTTTTTCCCCGTTGGTGAGAGAAACTTTAGAAACATACTGACCGTATGCACTATTAAGACCTTGAAATATATTTTTAAATCTTTCTACTGTCATAATTTTCTAATGGGGACGCCCCCCGCTAGGTTGACGTCCCACGCTTTTACCCTCGAGTAAAATTTAGAAAGAAGTAGCAGACTTCTGTGCTTCTTCTTCAGAAGACACATTAGTCTTGATTGCTCCTTCTTTAAATTTATTAGAAAAATCTGATGCCATTTTAAAAAGATTTGCATCTTGATTATAACCTTCTCTCGTAACTTTCCATCCAAACCAACTTCCTTTCGAATTTGATTGTGGTATAGAAGTTAAACGATAAATGTGGCTATAAATAGACGGCACGTACATTCCTTTAGCACCTTTTTCCGTCCAGCCATTCATCTCTGCCATCCAATCTTTGCTAACTCTATTTTGAGAAGCTTTCATAGTAATGACCGAAATAGTAGGCACCCCATTTAAAAGAATTACAAAATGATAAGAGGTTCTTTCAAGATAATTACCATTAGATAATCTATCTTTAAAACCTTTATCTCTTGTTGTTTCATTTTTTAAAGGAGTATTTTCCGGATGAACAATAGGTCTTCCTACAGAAGATCCTCTTTCTGCCCATTCAAGATATTTTCTTTCGTAATGACAAGGAACGACTCTTATTCCTTCAGTTCCGCTATAAACCTTTTTAGTGGCACTATTTAATATCATTCCAGGTTCTGCGCCTACAATATATCTATTGTCACTTTTGTTTACTTGCGGAGATAAAGGCATCAATATCTTTAAGAAAGGCATTGATAAATCTTCCTGTTTCAGGTTTTCCAACCCTTTACCCGCGTGTTCTTCCATTAAATTGGCTGGAAGTTTTGCGTTCGGATCCACCTTTGTTACTGATCCTTGGTTCGTGTTTGCTTGTTTCATGTTTCCTTTTTCTTGATTGTGGTTCGGTTTCCTACGAACACGTTAAATAAATTCGCGGGTATATCTTTTTTATTTTCGATACGCTCGCGAACAAGTGCTTTGAGAGTCATGGGCTCAACCTTCAACTTTTGTGTCGGCTGATACCCCTGACTCTGCGCAAGGTTAGCATATTCTGCCGCCTTGTTATCTTCGTTCAGGCCAAAAGAAACGACAACATTATTTTTAATAATGTCACCTAAGCCATTAGAACGCAGCCAATTATGCGCAGCATCTCTGTTCTTCACAGAAATATTTGCACTATAATACGGTTTAACTTCGACGTGTGATCCGTCTGCAAGCTTCAAAGAAGACAATCCTGTTTCAGCTAAAAGAGTAGGAATGACTTCTCCCGAAAGTCTTTGTTCCTCTCGTTTCATTTCAGCTATATGATCTTCTTGAGTTTTAATTCTGGTTTGTAAATCGTCTAAACGATTTATTTCGGTAGCTAGTTCTCCAACATTTTTCGTTTTATCAAACGAATTAGATCCGTGAGCTTCCCGTAGTTCCGTTATCGTTTTCATCTATATCACCTTTCTCGTGTAAATTTATGACGATGGGATAGTATCGTCGTTCTTGTTTATCCCACTTAAGTAATTTGTACTTTCCATTGGTTATATCAGAAACAATAGAACATGCAACCCCTATTATTGCAGGATCACCTGTTAATAATAAAAAATCTCGGGGTGTATAATTTTTTAAAACTTTTCTTAATTTAAATATTAAAGGACCTGGAGAAAAAATAATTTGTGCCATTTCAGGTAAACAAAACACAAATTTGCCATATTTCTGCGCACCCATAATATTAATTTTAGGGGCACCATGACGAGTTCCTGAGATTTCTTGTATTACATATACAATAGGTTCACGGTCCTCGAGTTCTAGTTTTATGTCTCCTGTTTTTTCATTAGTTTCCATAGTTATTGGAGGATTATCTAATTTATAAAGTGTACTTTTTTCTCCTGTCTTTTCAATTTTATTAACTAATGAAGGAAACCAATCAGGTATAGTTGTATTTTTTGTATACATTTCTTTCTTGACACTAGTATATGTTGTCCTATATAACAAGTCAATAGAAAGACTAAAGTAGAAATGGGTGGCGGGATGGCACAAGAAAGTTATGGATTATAAGTTTAAAACAAACCCGTATGAGCATCAGCTCAAAGCGTTAGATATGTCCTGGCATAGGGAT